GTTGTAGACAGTGCCGCTGGTGTAGGACAGCGCCGTGTCCTCGTAGAGCCTGCCTCGGAGCGTTGGCTTCTCGGGGCTGTCGCTGAATACGAGCTTCCCGCCATCCCAGGTGTTCGTCATGCTCACCTCGGGGCAGTTGATGGGGTTCACCCCCGAGAGGCTGATCACGGCGGCCTGGGACGCAGCGTCGAGGTCCGTCGCAAGCTGCGCCGGGGTCGGACAGGTCTGTGCAAAGATCGGGCTGGCAAGCAAGAGAACCAACACAGCAAGGACGTACATCATCGGACGCTCCTATGGACCAGGGTGAACAGAAGGACGGCTAAGCCGGCTCCTCCCACAAACACAAGCAGGAGCGTACCACAGTCGTGGTTGCCTGGTTGGGGACGGCGTTGACCCGGACGTAGGAGCCGGCGAGCTGGATAGTCCCGATCAGGTCGATGCCAAACTGCAGGAAGCCTGGGGGTGTGGCGATGCCCATGAGGTTGACCAGGTCGATATGCTGGTCCACGAGGTCGGTGCCGTTAGGCTTGGCACGGCCGAGGAGCTTGAACTTCACCTCGTCGTCCACGGTTGCCCCCCACCCAATCACCCACGCCTTCTTGCCAGCAGGGACGTAGTGGTGGCAGAGGAAGGCATCGTAGGTGCCAACGCCGATGCCGCAGAACTCCGCTGCCCCGCCGCCCGTCCCGTCCATCAGCTTGATCGCCCCGGCAGCGGCGGCCCCTTTGCTCACCTCGAAGCGCTCCACGAAGCGGATGTCGGTGCCTACGGTGTTGACATTGGTCGTGCCGTTGAGGATGACCTCCTCGGTCTTCAATTCGTAGGCCGAGGTCAGGTAGGTGATGAGGACGCGGTGCGCCCCGCTCCCCGAGGGTTTGTCCTGCACCGACGTGGACTGCACCGACCGCTGGGCCTGCGAGGACTGTTCCACGTAGGCGCGGGCAGCGACAAGCACCTCGGCTGTTGCGGCTGCTGTCAGGTTTCCGAGGCGCCGAAGGACGCGGGCCTCTCTGGGGTCAACCACGAAGCTCATGGAGTGTCCTCGTACCCGGACCACCGTCCGGTCTGCCTCATCTTCGTCCCGCCCATGTTGATGCGGCGAATGACCACGTACCGCGTGCCGTTGCCCGTCGGGGATACCTCGTTCAGGTCAAACTGGAAGTTGCCTCCAGCGATGTAGCCGACCGCGATCAAGGTGTCCACGGCCACGTCACGGAAGACGATCTCAATCCGACCTCCCGCCGTGGTGTTCTCCCCGCCTCCGATGAAGTTCTGGAGGTGGACGTGATTGGCGGTCGTGATGGTGTAGATGTTCTCAAGTGTCTCCTGGTTGTTGACATCTCCATCTGCCAAGCGGGAAACAGCTACCCCACCCGACGGCGGGGGAGGGGTGATGGCGGCGATGGACACCCGCCCATCGGACAGCACCTGGGCTTCGTAGGTGCCGTCCTTGTCAACGAGTTTCACCTTGCCCATCAGGTTGGTTCCGGCAGGCAGGGCGTCCACGATCTTCTTGACCCCAGCCGTGTCGCGGATAGCGGTGAGGATGGTCTCCAGGGCAGTCAGCTTGCCGCCCTCTCTGGACGGGTCGCTGGGCAGGTTGTCGGTCTTGGCTTTGATGAGCGCCAGCGTGGTCTGCGTGGCGAAGTCCTCCGCGTTAAACGCGGACAGGAGCGTAGCGAGGTTGCCGTCCTCCTTCGCCGGGTTGATCTGGCTGCCGCTCGCGTCCAGCAGCTTTCCTATCTGCTGTAGGCGGTAGACCGACCCGTCCTGGACAATGCCCACCACGTTGCCGCTGGCATCAACCAACAGAGCTGCTGGAGAGAGTCCCATCAGGCTATCGTCCTTGTCCTGCTCGTCTCGAACACGCCCGAATAGGCAATGGCATCAGTGACCGTGGCGAGCACCGTGCTCCCGTCCGAAGCGTACACCTTCCACTGGTCCGTCGTCAGGTTGGTGCCCGTCCAGGTCAGCAGGCGCTCCACGATCTTCTTGAGCTTGGCCGAGGACTCCCACCACACGATGGCGGAGGGGAACACGGTCCCCGTGATCTCCTGGTAGGCCCCGCTGGCGAAGCCTTCGGCTGGGCCGGCCTCTATGAAGTGGATGAGCTGGCGGAGCACCTTGTGCCCTTCAGCCGTCAACCCTGAGCCCCCGGTAGCCAGCTCCTGCAGCGTATGAGGGCCGGTGGTCTTGTCCTGGAGCTTGAGGTTATCCCCGTCCCGCCAGGCCGCCACAGCCTCGTCAGCCGGGCCTCCGTCGGGCTGGAAGTAGAACCCACGACCCGAGAGGGCGTCCTCCGTCTCGTCCATCCCGGTGGGCTGTTGGTCGTCCTCGGTGCCGCCCTTGTCAGGCGTCTCCCACTTGACGGCTTGAACCCGGTCGAGGTTAGGGGGCGGCATCCCCGGTAGCATACCAGGGAGCCGCTAGGATGAGAAGGATGGAGGGTGCTGCGGCTACGCCTTCTTGCCGTAGTCGTGGATCATGACGAAGAGGTCGTTGGTGTTGAGGGCGACGCCGACCAGGATGATTCGCTTGCCGCTCATGCCGGCCAGCGAGGTGGTGAGCCCGCCGCCCGCGTTGAGGTAATACTTCGTACCCCTCGCGCCTGCACCCGCGAGGACAGCGGCGCAGAGGCCGATGGACACCATCTCGGTGTTGCCACCGGGGGTGCCCTGAGCCTGCCTGGCGATGCCGAGGACGTTGCTGGAAGCATCGGCGCTGGCGTCGGCCTTGGCGAACTTGTCGTCGGTGGTGGCGTCCTTGTAGAGCGGGTCGCCGAGAGCGCAGGTCGCACCAGCAGCCAGGGCCACCGTGTTCTCGACCTTCGGGGCCTCGGTCGCGGGGGAGCTGGCGTGGGTGTGCAGGGAGTCAGCGTTGGAGCTGGAGCCCGCGGTCAGGGTGTCGAGGTTGGGGGCCGTGACCTGGCCCTTGCCTGCGCCGCTGCCCGGGTCGTCGAAGTGGGTGGCGGTTCCGGCGATGGTGAAGTCCGCGGGCACGCCGAGAGCCGAGAGGCCGCCAGCGCCCAGGGCGAGGGTGGTCCCGTCGAGGTCGATCTGGATACCGGTGGAGGTCTTCTCGATGCCACCGGTGCCGGAGCCCGGAGCAGCCACCGCAACCTCCAGGGTCTTGGTGTAGTCCGAGCCCGCCAGCGCGAGGCAGGGGTTGGTCCCGGACAGCGCCACGTTGGTGTAGCCGTCCGTGGTGACGATGCCGTTGCCCGCCTTCAGGCGGATGTCGTTGCCGACCTTCTCCAAGCCGGTGCTCGCCGTGGTGATACCGGCAGCGGAAAACTGGGTGAAGTCCAGGTTGTTGGTTCCGATCACGTCGGTCGGGCTGTTGGTCGTGCAGACCCAGCCCGTGTCGGCGTAGAGGGTGCCCCGGTCCACGAAGCAGAAGGCCCCGGCAGCGTGCATGGTGGCCGCGAAGTCGGTCGGGCGCGTCCAGGCGGTGTCGAGCCCGCCAGCCAGAGCGGTCGCGGTGAACTCGTCCACGGTGACGGCGAGGACGTTGGCCACCGTCCCGGCGGACTTGACCCGGATGAGCTTGGCACCACCGGTCAGGCCGGCCACCGCGTCCACGAAGTTCTGGACGGTCGTGACCGCCGTCTTAAAGAAGAAGGTGAAGGCGTTGGAGGACCGCTCGATGTGGCCCGCGTCCAGCGAGTCACCAGCGGTGAAGGCCATGGTATAGCTGTTGCCCGCCACGCCACCGAGGATGGACTCGATGACCGAATCACAGTTGGTGGTGAGGGGGTCGAGGTTGAGGGACGCCCGGGTGCCCTTGGCGACCCAGATGCCGTTCTCGATCTTACTGGTCTGGCCGTTGAGGAGGACGCGGTCGAGGTTGGCAAGCTCGATCCCATCGATGTCGGGCAGGCCGGCGAGGGCGAGGTTGCCCGTCGCCTTGACCACCTTGCAGATCTCCTTGGGCTTGAGGCCCTGAGCCACGGCGTCCACATACGCCTGGCTCACCGCGTCGCCCGTGGCCGTCGGGGTCGTCGGCAGCCCGGTGATGCGGTTGCCGCCCATCTCGATGCCGCCTGTGCCGACCGTCACCTTGCCGAAGATGACGGTGTCCGTCGTGGCCATCTCCTGAGAGAAGCCCTCGTCGGACATGAAAAGTGGTTTCTTCTCGCCTGCCATAGTCGTCTCCTCTGTTCTGCCGCGTTATGTCCTCGGCGGGCTTCCTCCCTCCGGGGGCGTTGTCCTGAGATCACGGAGCAGGCCGGTGTCGGTATCGTAGGAGAACTGGTCAGCGACCAGCCCGTACTTCCCCACGACCGAGGCGACCTCGGCTTTGTACTCCGTCAGCTTCGCGTTGAAGGCCGAGACCAAGCCGGCCTTCTCCACGACCTTCTTCGTCTTGAACTCCTGCAGCCTGGCCTCCAGATCCTTGATCTGCTCCTTGACCTGTATCTCGGAGAGCTGCACGGATTGGTCCACAAGGCTGATGGTTTGTTGGAGCCCTCTCACCTCCGCGTCCAGCTTGCCAAGCCGGAGCGTCTCCAGCTCGGTCATCTTCAGCGCCTGGTCTGTCGCTGGGGGCTGGGGCTTCTTGGCCCGGGGCCTGACCAGCTTGAGTATCGGCGCCTCTGACGTTTCCTGCTGCACCTTCTTCTTCCTCGGCATGCGCTTTCTCCTTCGCTATGCGGCTACCAGTAGAGTGGGCTGTCCTGGATTCACGAGGACCACGTTGGACGCTATCGCGTGGGCTATTGGCTGCACGATCCTTCCGCCCGTAGCAGGACGGGCAGGTCGGGTGATTGAAAGGTAGGCGTCTGTCCCTGAGAACAGCAGCCGCCCAAAGGGGAGGCCATTGTAGACCCCGGTCAGCGGACCCGTCAGCATGACCATGCAAGTGGACGAGGACATCTTCGCCGCAATCACCCCTACCGCGATGGACTCTACCGGGTCCGAGCTGTCTATGTCCACTTTGGTCACCTGGTAGAGCCCGCCCACACGGTCACCAAGGACGCGGACTGCATGACCAGGCAGGTCGGTGTTGAAGCAATAAGCACGGATGACACTGGGCTGGGCTCCCATCCCTGCGCTGATCGGTGTCGTCCTCATCCTGACCTCGGCTTGTCCTGCGGATTATACCTCATCACGCCCGTCCTCACTAAGTCGGTGCGGACCACGTTGCCCGTGAAGGTAGAGGTCAGGGAGAGCCGGACGTCGCCGGCCTGGACGAAGACCCGCTCTCCAACAACGGAGCCGCCCCCGTTGGTCAGGGGCTCAGCTCCGAAGGCCGGGTGGCGGAAGCCACGCGGGGCGGTGAGGGTATGCTGGACGCCATCGCGCAGGATGGATAGAGCGGTGACCTGTCCTGTGGATACGAGGTCGAGGAGGGCCGACAGACCGGGCGGGTCAGCCAGGTCAAAGGAGTGGGTAAGGCCGCGGGTCGTGTTGGCTACCACCATACAGCATGGCCGAGCCTAGCGACCTGCCTCATCGTGGTGCTTGACCTTCTTCTTGAGGACGGGGACCAGCGGCGTCTCCTCTTCCTCGACGGGCACCACCTTCTTCTCCTTCAGAACCTGGACGGCGAAGCCGTAGGTCTGCTGGCAGGCCCGGATGATGTCCGGGTCGGTGATGACCTTGGTCTGCCCCTCGGTGAACTTCACGGCCTTCATGGTGCAGGACTTGCCCGCGTTGTAGGTGATCTCCGCTCGCATGGTCGCTCCTTGTTCCGTGGTGAGCTGGCCTGTAGCTTACGCCAGCTCGGGTGTCCGCCTCAACAGGCAATCAGGCTGTGGTGCGCGGGAGGGCGGCCTAGCTCGGGACCGCCACGTTCTTGATCATGACCACCATGTCCGTCTCCTCGACGGCCGCCCAGACCTTGGCGGTGATGGCAAACTCGTTCACGCCCTTGAAGATGTTGCGGTCCTTCTCGATCCGCACGTCCCGACCGATGCACACGATCAGGTTCTGCGGGTTGGTGAGGACGATGCGGCCCGCCGTCTGGTAGGTCGCCTTCACGGTCGCGCCGGAGCCGATGGCCCCGCCGCCGAGACGGGTCCAGGTGCCGGCCGTCTCATTGACCGAGTAGTCCACGCCCAGGATGTAGGCGGCGAGGGGGATTCGGAGCAGCGTGGTCGGAGTGAGGACCAGGCTGGTGATGGGGCCGTAGGACAGGGCGGTCGCGGTCGACCCGTCGGTGTTGGCCACCGTGTTCTCGCAATACTGCGGCTGCGAGTCCAGGAGGGCGATGGGGACCAGCTCCACGCCGAAGGACGGGATGTTGCCGGTGGCCGCGAGGGCGTTGTCGCCCGAGGCGGTGCCACGGGTGCTGACCTTCTCGCGGTAGACCTGCTCGTGGTCGGGGCTCAGGAGGATCTTGAGCTGTGCCTTGTTCTTGCGGAACTTGTTGGGCATGGCGTTGAGCGCCCGGCTGATGAGGCTGGGGTTCATCCCCTCGCCCATGGCATCCACCACGTGGCCGCCCTCGGCGTACTTGAGGAAGCCGTTGAACAGGCCCAGGAGGGTGTCCTTGATGTAGAGGTTGGACCCACCCTCGTACAGGTCGGACTCGCGGGCGGCGGGGCCGAGGGTGTTACCACCCCAGAACATCTCCTCCATGTTGTTGGCGAAGGTCGTGGCCATCATCTTGACCACGTGCTCCTCGATGGAGTCGCCCTCGATGTTCTCCTCCTTCACGATGTCGGACATCTCGAAGGGAACCATGATCTCGCGGTGCTCCAGCACCAGCCGAGACGTGGAGATGCCGCGCCGGATGCCCGGGTCCACGGCCTCCTCCTTCGGCACCGCCACGCGGCGACCGACGGAGATCTTGTCGATGTACTTCTGGGTGGGCTTGAACCGGATCACCCGGCTCATGTCCTTGATGCCCGTCTCATCGACCACGTAGTCAATGAACTTGTCGGCCTGCTCGGGGTTCAGCAGACCGGCGGCGGCCATCGCGTCGGTCGTGATCGTCGCCTTGGCGATCAATTCTCTGTTGGTCATCCTCATTCTCCTTGTATCGCGTGGCGGGTTCTGGCCGCCTGACAGCGTGTTGATGGTTGCTCGGTTATCCGAGGAGCCCGCTCCAGAGGCCCTTGGCCTTCTTCTCGATCGGCTTGGGCGGGTCTTCGTCGGTCCCCGCCGGACGGCCACCGGACTCCAGGTCCTCCACTCGCGTGGACACCTTCTTGACCTCGCCGACGATGCCATCGAGCTTCGCCAGCATGGCACGCTGGAAGTCCTGGTTGGCCTTCGAGTCCTTGGCCCTGTCCTGGTCGCTGGGGGACAGCTCCTTCAGGATCTCGGCCAGCATCTCCACGGCCTTCTTGAAGAGACTGAGCCGGGTGCGCTTCATCTTCGTCCCGACCTTGATGATGACCTCGGGGTCGGCGTCGTTGCCACGCTTCAGGAAGACCTCGGGGCGGGCAGCCTTCTCGGTCTTGCCCTTCTCCTCGTCCTCGGGCTTGCCGAAGGGCTTCCCCTTCTTGCCCTTGTCGCCCTGCTCCTCGTCACCCGCTCCGGCTGCGCCCTCGTCACCGGCCAGGGCCGCCAGGCTCGTGGCGCAGGCGCGGAGGGCATTGAGGACCGGCGGGGGCACGTCGCCATCGGCCTCCAGCTCCTTGAGCTGGTTGATGGCGTTGGTCAACGAACCGACGGCCGCGGTGCAGACGGTCAGGGCGTCCTTGGCCGCCTTCTCCGTCTTGTCGCCCTTGTCGCCCTCATCGCTGTCCTGCTCCTTGCCCTTCCCCTTGTCGCCCTTGCCCCCGGCCTCGCCGAGCTTCTCCACCATCGCGGTCAGGGCTGCGGCGACCTGCCGCACGACCGACAGGGTCGCGGGGTCGGGCTTGGCCCCGGCCTCCTTGCCCTTCTTGAGCTTGTTCACCACGGCCATCAGCTTGGACAGCGCGGCCTTGGTGATCTTGATGGCGTCGGCGACCATGCCCTTTTCGATGGGCTCGATCTCCGCGTCCTCGTCCTCGTCAGAGGCGTCCTCATCCGGCCCATCCCCTTCCTCCGCGCCGATCAGGTCCGCGAGGTCCTCGTCCTTGAGGATGGTCGCACGGTCGTCCTGATCGTCGTCGGTCAGCAGGATGTGACCGAACTCCTCCGCCGCCGCTCTCGGGATGGCTCTCTTGGACATCTTCTCCTCCGTTCGGATCACTGCCAACCCCCCACCGTCTCGCTTGACGATGAGGAAGCGGCGTTTGTTTGCTGGGCGGTCGACCACCGAGACCTCTCGCACGTCCAGGTCGGTGAGCTTCGCCTCTGCGTCCTTCGGTGTCTTGGTTGCCATGTGGCATTCGTCTCTGGCTTAGATGCCCTACATTCTACTCCCGAAACTTCAGGGATGGCAAACGAGGGGTCTGGCTAGGCTTTCACCCGCCTGGCGAACCCGCCCATGGAGAACCCGGTCAGGTCGCCCCGCTTGATAGCTGCCCAGAGGGCATCGTCCGTGACGTGGTACATGAGGAGCCAGCTACCCTTCTTAACCTTCTGCCCGCCGATGGTCAAGTCCACTGGTGCAAGGTAGGACTCGTATATCTCAATCTTGCTGTTGACGATCTGGCGGTGCATGAAGCCCCGGTCCTGAAAGCGTGCCAGCCAGAGGTGGGACGCCCGCTCTATCTCGTCCGGGGAGATGGTGTCGCCCTGGGTGTCCACGCTGTTGGGCTCCAGCACGACCCCAAGAACCACGTGGCGGTCCTCGTCTGCCTTCTCCACGGGGAGCAGCTTGGCGTCCATGACGGGCTGCAGGAGGTCATCGTCGGCCGGCTCCTCAGACCCGTCAGCCTTAGCCCTCGCTAGCCCCAGCGTCTCCAGCTCGTCCGCGTCCAGCCCCAGCTCCTCGCCCATCTCCCGCGATGCCAGGTCCAGCCCCACCCCAGCTTGCGGGTCGTGCGACAGGGATCGCTTGGACATCTCCTGCACGATGAAGAGGTGCGCCCGCGCCAAGCTGTCCACCTCAGTGTGGTCGAGAAGGTGGGCCTCCTCATGGAGCAGCACGAGGCTCGGGTCAGGGAGCTTGGCCACACTGGAGGGCGTCACGTCGGAGACGGAGCGGATGGTCTGCGCGGCCTTCACCACCAGCTCCATCTCATCCATCTCCAGCCGCTCGCCCCAGGCGTCGGCGATGGGGATGGAGACCTGGACCATCAGGGGGCGGTTGGGAAACAGGTCGTCGTCCTCGTCGGACTTCTTGACCGACATCTCCGTCAGGAAATCGTGACCCTTCTTGTGGTTCTGCTGGTAATACTCCCACAGGGTCTCGTGGTATTTCCTCATCTCTCGGATGTTGAACCGGCGACGGTCAAGCTCCTTGTCCAGGTTGAGCTTCCACTTGGACGCCAGCTTGGCCACCTCTGGGGGCGTGGGGCGGCCCCTCCCCACGGGGAAGCCGCTGCAGCGGGGTGGCATCCCTTCGTGCTTGGGCTCTCGGCAGAGGATGACCCGGCCGTAGCCAGCAGCGATGAACACGGACGCGGCGTCGAAGCTGTCCACGGCATCGAGGTAGGGAAGAAACTTGCGGATCTTGCTCCCCACGCCGAGGAGGTGGATGAGGTTGACCGGGGACTTCATCGCGTGGCCGTGCCGCTCATGGATACGCTTCGCCACGGTCATCCACTGGGCGGTGGTCTGAAACTGCGTGGCGTAGCCCTCGGGCATCTTCTTGGTGACCTCTTCATTCTTGGCCCACTGACCCATCGGCGTCTTGGTGCCGATGAGGAAGCCAGCCCAGCACAGCCGGCCACCCTTGGTGTACCAGGGGACGATCCTCGGGTCGACCTTGAACCACGTATGGTCCACGGCCATCGGCTTGAGGCCGGCCGTGGTCATCTCGGCCAGGGCCTTGAGGGTGTTGTCCCGCTTCACCGGGTCGTCCAACACGATGTACTCGTGGGCGATGCCCTTGTTCGCCTTCAGCCACTCCACGTACTCCTTCAGCACGACCGTCCCGGGGTGGTGAATGTTGGAGTGGCCGCCAGAATCAACGAGGAGCCTGCAACCCTTCTTGGCAGCAGTCCTCATCCCCTCCATGTAGCCCTCGCCCTTTCGAGCGTAGGCGTAGGAGACGAGGATGTCCTTCACCCCCTCCTCCATCAGCAAGTGGATGCGGTCGGGGCGGTTGGCGACGTAATAGCAGCGGTACATGGATCACCCTCGGCACTGGTCAACGATCATGGAGAGGCTTCGTTCGTACTTGTCCGCATAGCCAGCCACCGCGAACGGCCTGTCCATCGCGCGGACCACTCGGTCAAACTGCTCCTGCGACCGCCCGATGGGGAAGAGGCAGCGGGCGTCCCGCTCCACCAGCTCGGGGTGACTGAAGGCGTCGGGGATGACCGGGATGGTGTCGAAGGCCAGCGCCTCAAGGACGCAGTAGCCGAAGTTCTCCTCGATGGTGTTCCCGGTCATGACCTGGCTCTCCGCTAGCAGGCGAAGGTACTCGGTCTTGGTGATGCCTTCCTTGATGGTGAGCACCCCCCTATCCTGCATCTCCAAGGCCCTGTCGCGCAAGGAGCCCCTACCCGTCCAGCTCTAGCAGGTGACCATCGTAGTCGTCCGCGTGCCGGCGTCGGAGTCTCCTCTCGACCCTGCCGTACTCGAAGGCCCCCTCCGCTAAGTCCAGCTGGTAGTCCCCAGCGTCCGCTAGGGGTCCGATGTTGTACTGGCTGAGAAGAGGGTCCAGGCCCATGAACCGCACGTCGTAGGACCGCGAGCGCTCCCGATGAATCTGCCTCACCAGGTCAAGCTGAGGGTAGCTGGAGAGGTCCACCACGTACCGGGCATCCGTCCCGTGCTCCGCGAAGATCTCGTCCACAGTGAAGAGGTCAACGTCCTCATACAGGTGCGACTCCACGCCCCGCTTGTGGGCCGAGGCGTGCAGCCACGACGGCTTGTACCAGATGCCAGACTGGACTCGGTCCCAGGAGGCTGGCTGGATGATGACCAGCCGCTTGCCTACCGAACCCCCCATGCCTTGTGTTGCTGTACCGATAGTCTCCATCTCGGGTTCTCCATGCACAGTCGGATGCAGTGGCGCAGGTTGGCCGCGGGAAGGGTATCTCCCTCGAAGGCCGGACTCAACAGGTGATGATCCACGCGGATAGAACCGAGGTCAGGGATGGTCTCTCCGGCAGCCAGCACGACCTTGATCTCATCGGCCTGGCGAAGGACGAGCTTCTCCCCACGCTTGGGCGCCACCGTTGTCCAGTCGAGGGTGCAGCACAACGGCACCGTCCCGTTGGTCTCGATGGCTAGCTTGTGGTGAGCCTCCAGAGCCCCCACCAGCTCGGGGTCTAAGAACAGCGCGGGCTCCCCTCCGGTCAGCACGATCCACTGGCAGCCGCGCGCCGTGTCAGCCACAAGCCGCACCACCTCGTCCAGGGTCAGCGCAGAGCCTCCCTGGAAGTCGGTGTCGCAGGAAAACCCGTGGGTCGCCTTGGTGCACCGCAGGTTGCAGCCAGCAAAGCGCAGGAAGACCGAAGCCTCGCCAGCCCGGACCCCCTCGCCCTGGAGCGAGAGGAAACACTCCTTGATCTTGTATGTCTTACCCTTCATCGCGTACCACCTTGCAGACCAGACTACCTTGGCTGAAACCTCAACCTTCGGCGTGTCCTGGTTGTGGTGGCAGGAGTGGCAGTTGGCGCAGAGAAGACGGAGGGCCGCCCCGGACATGATCTGCTCCAAGTAGACCCGCCATCTGGTTGCCCCCTTAGCGGGTTTCAGCCCGTCTCTTCCATCCACGTGGTGAACGGTCAGAGCCCGATGGTCAGTGACCACACAACGGCCACGATGCCAGCAGTCCTCGCCCTGGCAGGAGCAACGGTTGCCGAGAGCCAGCATCACCGCTGCCCGATCCCGGTGGTATCTAGTGATCTGCGCCTGGTGCTTCTTTTGGCGGCATTGATCACACAGGCCGCCGTAGCTTGGCGGCCTGTCGGCACAATAGGTGCAGAGCCCTGCGGCGCTTAGTACCATGCGCCTGACCGCCTCTCGTTCGTTGTGCCGTCTCGCCAACACCGGCACTAGATAGTCAGGTATGGGGTTCGTTCTCGGCATGATCTGACTATCTCACAAACGTAGGTCAGCCGTTGAGCGGTAGTCCTCATACCGGGTCATGGCCGGTACTCACACGAGGAACCCTCCGTTTCGTCCAGGATGATGGCAGCCAGCTGGGGCAGCCGAGGCTTGAGGTGGTCGAATAGCCAGCGGGCAAGCTCCTCGGACGTGGGGTTGGCCAAGTCCACACGGTCGTTGATGCAATAGTGGTCGAGGTACTCGTCCACGACCGACTGGACAGACGCCTTCACCATGGCGAAGTCCATGATCATCCCGGCGGCCGGCCCCTCCTGTTGCAGCTCTGAGCTTTCCAGAACAGCGTGCCCCTTCCAGTTGTGGCCGTGCATCCTGTGGCACTTGCCCGCGTGGCTAGGCAGTCGGTGGGCGGCCTCGAAGCTGAAGGACTTGGTGAGCTTCCACATTCTACCCTCCTCTGGTGCCCAGACTCTCGGAGTCCGAGAGACTGGGGCTAGTCCAGGATGATGACCTCGGTGCGGCACAGCGGGTGGAACGGCGGGAGCAGCGTGCCCATGCCCTCGATGGCAGAGGTAGCATCTCGGCTCCCTGGTCGTGTCCCCGCCAGCTCATCGGATACGGCATCCGGCTCTGGCCAAGGTGCTTCCAGCTTGACCTCGTCCGGTGTGCCGGCCCCGATGATACTGGCCATCCGTGCCATGCCCGCGTTCACCGTGAACACCTGTCCGTTGAGCTGCCGACAATTGTGAACGACCACCCCCGCCGCGACGTAGGTGGGATCGTCCCCTTCTATCTCAAGGTTGTAGGCGGGGGCTATTAGATGGAAGCGGGGTCCGACGCGAAGGCGAGCCCACCCCTGGGCTACTCCACTTTCCGCACGATCTTCGCTTCCCTGATCCCAACAAGGGCTAAGATCAGAGCCCGACTCACAGCGTCCTTCGGATGGTCGGCAAGCTCCGCCTCTGCCACTCGAGCTTGAATCCACCCCGCCTTCATGATCGCGTCCTGCTTGCGCTGGCTCTCCTTCCGGTGGCGGTGCCAGTACTCCCCGTCCACCTCCAGCGCCACTCTCCCCAGCACCAAGAAGTCCACCGCGCCAGGCCCCGCTTGAACTTCCTCCTCGAAGCCTAACCGAAGGTCTTGCAGCGCCGCCTTCACCACCATCTCCGGGAGAGTGGCTGCATTGCTCCGTTGGTAGCAAGCCTTGGAGCAGTACCTCTTGTTGATCCCGGTGAACGCCTCCCCGCAAGTCAGGCAGACCTTCTCCACCAACGGATCGCGGCAAGCACGGGAGCAGTAGCGCCGAGGCTTCCCGGACAGGACTTCGATGGGCTTCAGCCGAAAGGGCTTGCCACACCTCTTGCACTTGCAGGTCAGCACCTTCGTCGGCAAGTCCTTCCTCCCTGCCCGTCTCCTGCATTCCAGGGAGCAGTGCCGACGCTTCCCCGCCTCCAGCTCGCACCGCCGCGTCTCGAAGGTCTTGCCGCAATGCTCGCACCGAGTCTCCACCCAGTACGTCTTGCGGAGGTACGCCTGGTAGCACGTCGGAGAGCAGAATCGGCATGCTTTGTTCTCGACCCTGCTCGGCGGCACCGTAAAAGCTGCCCCGCAGTTGATGCACCCGCACTTGATCGGCATCAGTCACCCGCTCAGCCGGCTTCCATCCGGCCCTACTCATGATCTCATGGCTAGGGGTGACCGTCAAACGACCACCGAACGAGGTCAGCGTAACCCACTCGTGCGCTAGTCTACGCGATACAGCTTTCACAGGCCGAAGGAGCCCGGTGCCCGTGATAATCCGCGTGCCGGGCAAGATCGAGTCAATAGGAGCCTGCGTTCCGTCAGCGAGCAGCACGGGCGTTCCCGGAGCAAAGCAGACCTCGCCTGTGCGTTCATCCATCGGGTTGATCAACTGGACACGCCTCACGCCAGCGTCCTGGTAGCCGGTCATCTTCCCGAAGATCCGAGACTGGTGACCGGCGACAGATGAGACCTGTTGGAAATAGTAGTCCGGGTTGCCCGCGTACCGAGCGGGGACCTCCGGTGCAAACCCTGAGCGGAGAGCCCCAGGGACGAGCCCGAACTCCTGCTGGAGAGCCTTGTTGAGCACCGGGCCAGCTTCCCGGTGGCTGAGCCCCTGCTCCAGCAGCACGTCCCGGCTGACCGCCGAGACCCGCGTGGAGAGCTGGTCGTTATAGAAGCCTCCGATCCAGAATTGCTGCTGGTTGCCAGAAGCGGCGATGGCCAGCTGGTCAGCCTCACCGAACACGAAGGTGCCCTTGGCTGCGGTGACGGCGTCCTGCTTGCTGATCCTGTAGATGGAGCGCAGGTTGCCTTCGACCATGGACTGTTGCTGCGTGGTCAGGGGGTCAGCCAGCGACAGCCCGATGGCATGGAGGAAGGCTTCGATGGCGCTCGGGGTGTAGGGCTTGGTCACCAGCTTGGCCATGCCCGTCCGAAGGCCGGAGGACGCTGCAGCCTTCCACGCCTGCGTGATCCCCGCGCCCATCTTCCTCTCTACGGCGAGGGCGATACGGCGAGCGCTGACCTTCACCACCCGGCCGAGTAGACCGTCGGTAGCGTCACGGAGATCCGACAGCTCCTCGACCGTGAGGAGCGCCAGGTCTACAGGATGCCGTGCCACAGCCCCTCTGCCCGCTTCTCCTGCTTGCCCTTGCCCTCGTCGCCCTGCTCGGCCTCCCACAGCTTGCGGGCCTCGGCGACGGCCTTGTCCTTCACGGCCTGGGGGAGCGTGGACTGCGGGATGCGGGCGAGGGCGTTGCGGAGGTGGGGGAGATCGACCTTGCCGTCCGCGCCCTTCACGGGGAAGTGGCGCAAGCTGCGGGGCTCGGTCTTGCCATCGGCGTCCTTCTTGCCCCCAGCCTCGACATGGAGGAAGGAGCTGTCGGGCAAGTTGTTGATGAAAGCCCCGGTCCACTGAGCCTTCGCCAGCTCGATGGCTGCGGCCTTGAGGGCTTCCACGGAGTCCTCCGTCAACTCCTCACCCTCGAACACCACGTCCAGCCCCAGCTCCTCCAGCGTCACCACGGACACCTGGCCTTCGGACTTCTGCTGGACCTTCGGCTTGAGCGGGACGAATTTCTGCTGGACCTCTTCCATGCCGTCCAGCAGGACGTTGCCCCCGTCGTCCCGCTTCATCTCCATGCGAAACAGCTTGCCGTCCTCGAAGTCCCGCACCACGATGTGGTCCTTGAAGATGCCGAGCAGCCCGAGGCTCTTGCGGGTCTTGCCCTTGTTCTGGGTGATGGCAGCCATGACCTTCTTGGCCAGGTCCATCAGCTCCTCGCCCTCCACCAGGTCGACCTTCTGCACTTGAACAAACGGGTCCATCTGCTTTGTCCTTTCAGACCTAGCCGTCAGCCAGGAAGAAGCGGTCGTCCAGCTCCTTCTCGATGCGACGGCGCAGGTCCAGCATCCCATCGATCACGCGGCGGGCCTGGTCGCTGCTTCCCCCGCCACCACCGCCCGACGGCCCGAGCCCGGACTGCGCCTGCGCGAAGGTGATGGAGAACGGCACGTCCAGCGGCACGCCCTGTGGCATGGGTCCGATGTCCTCACCGAACACGTCCCGGATGATGCGGTCTGCTCGCCGAGGGGTCATGCCACCGGATCGCTCAGCCATGCCCATGAGGGTGATTAGCTGGACGTCGTCGGTGACGTTGGGGTTGTTGAGCTTGAAGGTGTGGAAGCGCGGCTGCCAGCGAGCCAGCACGAAACGGTTGATGGCGAAGGTGTCCTTGTTGCGGTCTGGGGCGAATACCTGCTCGTCCGCTACAGCGCGGCTGGTGTCAGCCGTGGCGCGGGTGTAGTCCTCGGTGCGCCCCACGAAGATCGGGGGCAGCCGGAAGGACTGGCGGATCTTCTCTCT